CTGTAAATGCAGCTCAAGAGAATCAAATAGCAGAAGCACAAGCTCAAGCTGAGGAGCAGAAATCTATCTATGACAAACAACAAGCAGATGAATTATCTAATACTGCATTGACTGAACAGCAGAGAAAAGCAATAGAAGATAAATATAATAAGCTTAAATATCAAGCTGATTTAAAAGCATTCCAGGAAGAGGATAAACTAAAGAAACAACAATTTGATAGAGATAAGGCATTCAAGATAGCACAGATAGCAATAGATACAGCTACTGCAATCACTAAAGCCATAGCTACTTATGGGCCTCCTCCTTCACCTTTAGGAATATTTGGAATAGCTACAGCTGGAGCTATAGGAATAGCACAGGCAGCAGCAGTAGCTAGTACTCAGTACAAGAGTGGAACTCCTCCATCTTTAGGATCTGCTGAAGGAGGTGGATCTATGACTGGAGCTGGAGCTAGCACATTCACATCAGCTAATACAAATACTCAGCAAACTAATTTAAGTGATATATTAGGACAGGGAGGAACTGGACAGGGAACTGTTAGTAAAGTTTATGTATTAGAGAGTGATATCACTGATACACAAAACAAAGTAGCTACACAAGAGAAGCTATCAACTTATTAAGAAAGTTCATTCCAGTTTTAACTTTGAATCCATCTCCAATAGAGAAGCATCCAAAATCATTAAGGAATCTCTCTGCCATGTTTATCTTAGGATCATTTAGCTTTAAGTTGGTTCCTGGAATAGATGGCAATCCGTAAACATTCCAGTAGAGTGACTTTATGAAGTGATTATGATCCTTCCATTCAATGCTCTTAAATAACTCTATCAGCATCTCAGAATTAAACAGCATAGGCTGGTGACATTCATAGTTATTAATAGGGAATTCATTGAACTCTAGAAAGCCTAAAGTATTCTGGCAAGCTTGCTGATAATGGGGAGCATGAGAGCTATTCACTTGCAATGGTCCATTGAAGATAGATCTTCCAGGATTAAAATTTTGATTTATAAAGAAATCATCATTCATATAGATGAAATCTCCTCCGATCTCCTGAGCAAAGAGTAGTATTTTATCTGTCACGTCACAGCCTCTATGAGATAATTTATTTTTATGCTTGATGCAATCAGCTTCATAGATCCTATCTCCTACTGTCCAGATCTCAGCTGTAGGATCTGCCAGAAGTACTGACTTAATAGAGAGCTTGATATCCAGATCATGATTAGCTCTGATGTATGGATAGACATATACCATAGAACAAATATACATAATATAACGTATGATTAAGAATCTTCCTATATATGAGATCTCTATAGATCTTAATAATCCAGAGACTACAGTATCCATGAATTCAATGGTACTAGATCCAGCTCATGAGCTAAGCTTTCAGCTGTTTAGTGATCAGAAGAGATTCCATTTCAATAAGGTGGAGAATGTGATCACTGGAGTAGCAATATCAGCAGATACTCCTATCTACAGATATGATGATAGAAGCAGAGAGGAGTACTATGTAGTATTCACTAAGCAAGCTATCAAGGATATCATATTTGATTATGCCAGGAGAGGGAACTTCAATAATATGAATCTAGATCATTCATCTAAGAAAATACTGGATGATGCCTACATGATCCACAGCTATCAGATAGATGAGGAGAAAGGCTTCACAGCTCCAGAGAGATTTAAGGATGCAAATGATGGAAGCTGGATAGTAAGCTACAAAGTATCTGATGAGATCTTTGCTAAGGCTGAAGCTGGAGAATGGACAGGCTTCTCAGTGGAGGGAGTATTCCAGCTAGAAGAAACAGATCTCAGCATAGAAGATAAGATGTGGAGTGCTATATCCTTAGAGCTAAGTGGTATTTATGAGAGCTTTGCTAAGGTCAGAGTCTCATTTGATTATGATGATACACTAACTACTCCCAAAGGACAGCAGATGGCATCTAGATACATAGCTGCTGGAGATAATGTCTTCATAATTACAGCTAGACAGCAAACAAATGGAGCTCCAGTCTATGAGATGGCTAAGAGACTAGGCATCCCTAGAGAGAATGTGTACTTCACTGGAGGAAGAGACAAGTGGCAAACAGTAAAACGTCTCAGAATTGATAAGCACATAGACAATAATGCAGAGCAGATAGAGCTTATTAGAGAGAATACAGAAGCTGAAGGTATCAAATTTTAGAACACAATAGCATATTAATTAAAATCATATACAATGACTGAAAAATTTAATGAAGTACTTAAGCAGATAGCATCCATTAAGGATCTATTTTCTGGTAAAGCTGAGAACTTTGGTGAAGCAATGCTCAAAGATGGTACCATGGTAGCATATGATGGAGATCTCGCTGTAGGATCTAAGTTGTATGTAGTACAGGATGGAGAGCAGATACAAGCTCCTGAAGGAACTCATGCACTAGGAGGAGATATGGAAGGCGTATCTGTAGTAGTAGATGCTGAAGGCTTCATAGTAGAGCTCATTGATGAGAGAGAAGGAGGTGATGTAGTAGAAACTTCTGAGGATGAAACTCCAGCAGAAGTAGAGGCTAATACTCCAGAGCAAATGTCAGCTGAAAAAGTAGAAGAGATCATCTCTGCTAAGCTTGATGCATTCAGTGAAGTGATCGGAAACTTCTCTGAGATGTTCAAGATGGTAGCTCTAGAGAATGAATCTATGAGAGCTGAGCTCAATGGCTTGAAAGGAGAATTCGATACCTTCAAAGCTGCTCCATCTAATGATACTAAAGAGGCTGAGAAATTCGCACGGGTAACTGGATCCCTGACATCCAGACAAATATTTTTAAAAAATCAAATGAAATAATAAAATGAGCTTAAAGAAATTTATCTCCCAAAAATTTGACTATGATGTAGCTGGATTAGGTGCATATGTAGACGAGCAAAGAGAAGACCTTATAGTACGTTCAGTAACTGAGGCAAAAACATTAGGATATATTACTATCCAGGAAGGGATCAAAGGATCTGAGGAATTGAAGTTAATGGATGATTCAATCATCTATCAAGCTGGTGACTGTGAGATGACTCCAGATGGAGATACAGTATTCACTGATAGAGCTATAGCTGTTGAGACTTTAGGATACATGAAGAGATTCTGTCAGAAGGATCTAGCTGGATTCTGGACTCAATTAGCTTTGAGACCTGGAGCAATGGCAGAAGATCAATCTCTTCCATTTGAAGCACAGATCACTGACTACTTATTGAAACTTCATGCTATTGAATTAGACAAATTGATCTGGCAAGGAAACAAAGCTACAGGAGCTGGTAACTTGCAGTGGATGAATGGATATCGTCAATTCTTAACTACAGCTAATGGATGTGTAGACTTAAATACTTCATCTACAGCTTCTATCAACTCTGGTAATGCTTTTGATGTATTCTATGAGTGCTTTATCAATACTCCAGCTAACATAGCTGAGCAAGGAGATTTTATCTGCTTCACAGGCCGTGAGAACTTCAATTATTTATTGAAGGATTTAGTAGATCAAAACTTCTATCACTATTCTCCTGAGACTATTGCTAACATGGATGAGTGTTTAGTACCAGGAACCAATATGAGAGTAGTTAAAGTACCAGGATTGAATGGTCTTGATAATATCTACACAGGAAGAGCTTCTCATTTCTACTTTGGTACAGATTTATCTTCTGATTTTGAAAACTATGAATTGTGGTATTCTCAGGATGATGATGTGATCTATATCAGATCTAAGTTTAGAGCTGGTGTACAGGTGCCTTTCCTAGATCAGATCGGAGTATGGAATGGAACTGGATCTCCTAACTAAAAATAATCACAGGAGAGGTAGAAATATCTCTCCTATTTTATAACATTAAAACAGAATTTCGATGAGCTGTAATATGACCACAGGATACAATGACAGAACCTGTACCAACGGAAAGGGAGGTATAAAATCTGTTTTGTTATTTCCTTTAGGGAATGCTACTGGAGTGACTATCACTAACAATGAGATCACTGCTATCACTGTATCAGGTGAAGTATTCTACTATAAATTAAAATCTAATCTATCAAGCTATACTGCTCCAGTTCAAGTTAACAAAGATAACGGGACTTTGTGGTATAATCATAGCTTGAGCATGATCTTAGCTTCTGATACAAAGGAATTAAGATCAGAAATCCATTTGCTAGCACAGAATGAAGTGATTTGTTTTGTTGAGAAAGCTAATGGTACATGGGTAGCATTAGGATTAGAGGAAGGCTTGCAAGTAGCTGATGCAAATGAGTATACTTCAGGAGTACTTAAATCTGATCGTCAAGGT